GTTAGCACTAGTAGAATCAGGAAGTGGAGAACGAGGTGTATTTAACAGGGAAGCATCTAAAAACCAAGCTGCAAAAAATGGGAGACGTGACTCTGACTTTGAGTTTGGCACCAATCCGTGCAGTGAAATTATTCTTAGACCTTATCAATTCTGTAATCTTACAGAGGTTGTTGTACGAGCCACTGACTCGATTGAAGACTTGGAGCGAAAAGTCAGATGTGCCACAATACTTGGGACAATCCAAAGCACGTTCACAAAGTTCCCATATCTGCGAAAGGTGTGGCAGCGAAATACCGAAGAAGAGCGATTGCTCGGTGTGTCTCTCACAGGGATAATGGATAATCAACTACTGACACTTAAAAACAAAGGATTGGAGAAAACACTTGAACATTTACGAGAAGTTGCTATTTCTACTAATAATACTTGGGCTGATCGCCTTGGCATTCCAACAAGTGCAGCGATCACCTGCGTCAAACCAAGTGGGACAGTTTCACAATTGGTTGACTCCGCATCAGGAATACATCCAAGGCACTCACCACATTACATAAGAACTGTAAGAGGTGATAACAAAGATCCACTAACCCAGTTTATGAAAGACCAAGGTATTCCAAGTGAAGCTGACTTCATGAAACCAGATCAAACAACTGTGTTTTCATTTCCAATGAAAGCTCCTCATGGAGCAGTTGTCACGGAAAATGTTTCAGCTATTGAACAACTAAACACATGGTTGATGTATCAAAGACATTGGTGCGAGCATAAACCTAGCGTAACAATTAATGTAAGAAAGGATGAATGGTTTGAAGTAGGTGCATTTGTTTACGAGCATTTTGATGAGATGTCTGGAGTAAGTTTCTTACCTTACAACGAACATACTTATCAACAAGCTCCATATCAAAATTGTACAAAAGACGATTATAAAAAATTATCAAAAATAATGCCAAAAAGTATTGACTGGGCAAAGCTTTCAGAGTATGAAAAAGTAGATACTACTGCAAGCAGTCAGACCTTTGCTTGTACTGGTGACGTTTGTGAAATAGTAGATATAGGAGCATAGTATGCAAGTTCACGTTAGACCTTTTAGAAAAGATATTTATGATCTGGTAGATGAGCCATCAAAGAAAACTTTGTCAGATTATCTGATATCAAAAGGCCATACCATCGTTAAGGACAAAGAAACTTTTGATGCTGATATAGTTTCTACAAAAAATGGATTTACCTATTTTAACGAAGTAGAAGTTAAATCATCTTGGAAAGATGAGTGGCCTGAGCATTGGGCTGAGATTAGAATCCCAGGAAGAAAAAGGAGGCTTGTTGAAAAATATAAAGATCAAAACGGAGTGTTAAACTTTTATGTCTTAAATAAATTTATGGACAAAGCATGGCGTATAAAAGATACTCTTATGACAGATGACACACTCAAGGTTGCTGTCGGTAGAAGAATCCCAAAAGGTGAAACATTCTTTCACATTCCATATCAAGAAGCGGAGTTAATAAACTTATGATAAATTTTGATGATGCAATAGCAGAGTTATCTAAAGATACTATAACTATAACTGACGATAGTCCTACAACATTAACTATGGGTAATGATTATGACCCAGTAAAAAAGCCTCAACACTATGGTCAAGGCACAATAGAGTGTATTAAATATATAGAAGACTTCTTGACAGATGAGGAGTTAATAGGTTACTATAGAGGTAATATTGCAAAGTATCTCCACAGATGGCGATATAAAAATGGTGTACAAGATTTGGAGAAAGCACAATGGTATCTAAGCGCACTAGTCCAATTGCAAAAGCGAAAGTAGCCAAGCCGTTTAATCAAGGCTACAGAGGTTTCTTAGTAGGAAACCTAACTAATCCCTATCCTCAAAATACTAAAGATTATAGGGACTGGGAGTTTGGCTTTAACAAAGCCTACTTCAAAAACAAGGAGCAAGTACTTGACAAAGAGTCTCGAAGAAGAAGCTAAAAAGTTTGCTCGACAAAAACGTAAATCTGCTAAGGTAAAAGAACTAACACCTCGTTTATATTTAGCAGGTCAAGCTATGGGTGGTTTTATTGCATCAGGTAGACAGACTTGGAGAATGGAAGAAATACGAAAGGCATCGTATGATTGGGCAGACTATATGTTAGAGGATGATACATAAAAAAAGAGGGGGCGTTTAGCCCCCTTTTGTTTACCTTTTGTATTGTTTTGCTCCAACCTCCGCAGGAATTTTGAGCCTTTGTATCTGATCTACCGTTGAAAGGTATTCTTTTAATACATAAAGTTCGGCTCTAGTCATATCTCCTATATTGCCATTAAAGTTTAGTTCTTTTACAGCGTCATCAATTTTTTTATTGCTGTATTTATTTGACAGTTCGTATTGTAAATCTATCGTATCAAGTGGTCCTGAATATTGTAAGTATAAAAAACTTTTAGCTAATTCTTTAGCTTCAGGTAATATTTCTGTTGTCCAATAAAGTCTCTGTCTTTCAAGCGGTTCATTTCTAAAAGCTTTACTATCCATAAGAGCTGAAGACTTAGCTTCAATAATATCAAACAGTATACCATTATATTCGTTAGCAGCTTCTGGTGCTTGCATTCTAATTTTTCTCGCAGCGTTTAAACTAAAGGTGTCGTAGCCTAACATATTCATTACACGTTGAGTATCAGTAAGCCTGATTGGTCTTATGCCTAAAGACTTTGTAGATGTAATATCAGCCTCACCTATAGCTGCTTGTTTAAGTGTTTCTCCCTTTGGTTTTCCAGTAAATATAGGTATAATATTATCTAAATAACGAGTAGAATCGTGATAAAATTTACTTCCCTGATACCTGTCGATAGGTCTAGCTTGCTCACCTCTTGCAATACCTGCTAGTGTGTTTACAGGCTCTACAAAACGTGTCATAGCTGCTGCTTGTTGAGAAATAAGTCCTCCAAAAGATCTACCAAAAGCTCTCCAAGATTCTTTCATATCTAATTGAAACATGTAAAAGAAAATTCCAGCGACATCTTCCTGAGTTCTGTCTAAATTTCTAAGAAGACCTTGTAAAGTAAAATCTCGTGAAACTTGTTTAAGTAACTCACTAGGTGGTTCTTCACCATCCATCCAATATGAAGCAACTCTAGCTGCAGCTTTAAATGCTGAAACAGGGTAGTCATATTGCCTAGTAACAACTTCCCCACCTATAGACGATTGATATAACCCTAATCCAGCTTTTCTATCTTCTCTTTCTTGCTGCACCATAAGTGAGGCAAGACTCCAAGATACAGTTGCCTTAGTAAAAAGTTCTCCATAGGATTTATCTGAATACTTACCTGCAGCTTTACCTGCGATTGCAAGTCCAGATGCTTGTAATCCAAAGTCTACTGTGTTGTTAAAAAATCTACCAAAAGGTATAAGCAAACCTATACCAGGAATATTTCTTGCATCTTCAATTATTCCTGCAACTTCACCAACAAGTCCCGAACTTTTGTAAGATTTAGAAAAAATATTTTCTAAAGTTTTATTGACAGCTTTTGTTTCTATCTCTGTGTATGCCTTTGTAGACATAAACTTGGCAGCATCTTCCCAGTTATAAAACTCTGACCAACCTTTACCAGTTACAAGTCGTAACTGTTTATCCATTTGAAAAATAAACTCTTGAGACTTAGTAAAATTATCTTGGGCTTTAACAAATGATAATGTTTGAATTAAATTTACACCATCTTCAACTTTTTCACCAATAAGTTTTTGATTAGGTGTAAACTTACCATCTGTAATAAGTCTAGTTACATTATCAATACCACCTGGTAAAGTGCTTGCAAGTGTTTGTAGTGCTTTTGAGTTTCTTGTTAAGGCTGATTCAAATGCTGCATAGGTCATATCAGGATCTAATAATAATCTTACACGAAAGTAATTAGAGTCCAGTAAACTTCTTGCAATTTTATAAGATTTTTCTCCTGCTTTTTCCATACCAATAGCTTTAGCTAATGTACCTCTACCTGCGTGAACAGTCATTAAAGCTATATCAGATACTGTATTTATACCTGCATTAGCACCCCAACCAATCATGTTAAGAGCACTAGTTGATGGGTTAGATACAAGTAATCTAATTAATCTATTTTGATTATTACGAATAAAGTCTGGAAGTTTAGCTGACAGACCTTCTGATACAGTTTTTGTATCGCCTTTTAAAAACCCTAAATCTAAAGCTGTGTCTATCATCTCAGCTATTTGCACATCTTTAACTGATGTACCATTTAACTTTGCACCCTGAGATGCTGCATTAAGAACTCTAGCAGAGGCATTCATCTTAAGTGCAAAGGTATTAGCAAAATCCTCTATT